CTTATCCAAACATCACGCTTTTCATCATCAGTCATCGTTTAAAATCTCCAAGTAAATATCTTTGATTGTTGCTTTCAAAAAATTCTTATCCAAATCAACATCAAGATTATCAATTTCTTCGTTTATTATTGTTATTGTATCTTTAGCTAGATCCACACACTCAGTCGTATTCTCTGCAATGAAAAAATCTTCGATGATAGTCAAATCATAAGGCTCATTTTTTTCTACGTTAGACAAAACATCATTTACTTTTTTCTTTTTATCAGAAGAAGAAACAATAATCTTAACATATTTATTCTTTAGTTTAGAAAAATCATATTCATCGAGGTCAATCTCTTCTATTTTTAGAATATAAAAGATCTTATCCTTATTTTCTATGAATTCAAGTTCTCTAGTTTCTGTATCTAAAACATGAAAACCAGAAGTTTCATCTACATCATTAAATACCATTTGATATTGCGTTCCCAAATAATAAACATTGCCCTTTGTAGATTTTTTATGAAAATGACCTGATATGACTTTCTCAAATCTACGAGTAAAATTATCATCTCTACCAGATCTACAAACAATACCTCTCAACATTTCATGTCCATTCAATTCAAAATGCCCCAATACCATAGGACATGGACAAACAGACAAATAATTTTCTATTTCCTTTTCATTTTCCTCGCATATCCAAGGAACCATCCCTACACAAAAATTATCAAGTTTTAAAGTAAAAGGCTTTTCGTGTAAATGAAAATTACCATAACTAAGAAATAATTCTTTTGCCGAGTTTATCTTATTTGTATTTCTATAGTAAGTATCATGATTACCCAGCAACATATGAAAATCCACATTCATATCAAAAAGAGGCTCTATGAATCTAGATCTAACTTGATTTAGAGTATTGAAATTTACATACTTTCTTCTGTCTAAAAAATCACCCAAATGCAATATTGTTGATATATCATTCTCCTTCAAATAAGGAAAAAACTGATTCTCAAAAAATGATAAAAAGTAGTTTAAAAAAACAGAAGAATCGTTCTTTATCCCAAAATGAGTATCATTCAATAAAGCTATTTTCATTTACTCTTCTTTTTCTTTTTTGGTGTAAACTTTTCAATATCTTTTTCTGATAAAGAAAAATAATCTGCCAATTGAGATTCTTCTGATTTATCAGAGTCATAATATACGTTACCCAACCACTTTCTAACTTCTCCATCTGTATCTAAATTCTCAACTATCTTAAATTTTATAAAATTCTGTTTCTTTTCTCTTTCTATTCTTCTTATAAAGGCATAGTAAGTTATTTGTGTGAAATATGAAAATGGATTTTTTGATTTTTCTGGATCAAAATTATGAGCATACATTATACAATTTTCTACTGCATCACCAACCATATCATCTTTGAATGGGTAATTAGCAAAATTAGATTTAAAAGAAAGATGTTCTGCTATTTTCCAAAAACATTCACCAATGTATTCTGTAATAGGAGGTTTTTCTTCCCCTATTTTTTCATTTTCTTCTACCTGAGTTTTCCACTCACACATAGAGGAAAAGAACTTTTCGTTATCAACATAATCGTTTGCTTTCGCCATCTTTTTTCCTTGACAAATTTCATAATAAAGGTAAAATCCGAGTGTAACGAGTAAAAAGAGATATATTAATACTCATTAGGGTCTGAACTCCAATCAGTCCACCTATTCCCATAATCAGGATGAGAAGTTTCTTCCTCAGTAGTTTCATCTGGGTTTATTTCTTCTGGTGGGAATGTTAATTCGAACTCAAAGTGTTCGATATTGTCCATATTATCTAACATATCCTTTATAATATTATGGTTTATATTTAACCATTGTTGTGGAGGAAACAAACCACCGGGAGGTTGTTCCTGGAGATCAGATTCATCTTCCCCTTCAGGACCAATATTAAATAATTTATCAATCAAGTCTTCCATATCTTTTTGGTGATCTTTGGTAATATTTTTTATTTTCTTTTTATTTTTATTTTCTATTTTTCTTCTTTTTTCTAAATCATACAACTCACAGGCTTCTTTTTGTGGAACTGTAAAATTAAGAATATAATCATCTGGAATTTTTATTACTGTTTCGGTTGTATTTGATACCCAATCCCTAAGAACAGTCAATTCTTTTTGTGTTCCAGTATATGGATCCGGAACTAACATAGTCTTAAATATCATGGGATATTCAAGATAAAAATAATTACCTTCTTTTTTTGATATTTTAGCTATTAGTTCTTCGCTACTTTTTAATTTAATTATTCTATAGTTAGTCATACGTACTCCTTATAATTTAATTTTAACCATACTATAAGGAAATCTTTCATTATTATATATCTTGATTCTCTCTTCCATATGATTTAGGGTATGGTTTTTATAACTCTTATATGACATATTATCAGAAATATCATATATTTTTGTCACGTTATTATTTTTAGATTTACGCAACCCACGTCCTATAGACTGTAAAACTCTAATTACAGATTTAGAAGGGGATGCAAAAATTACATTATCTATGTTGGGAATATTAACTCCGGTGGAACAAGTTCCATATGATGCAACTAATATCGCATTAGTTTCTTTATTAACTATTTTTCTTATGTCTTCTCTTTGATTTGCATCAGTACCCCCGTGTATGAAGAATACGGGCTTCTCAGAGTCCTTCAGTATGTCGTATAATACCTTACCATGAAGTTCTACAAAATTAAATAATACGAGTGAATTACCAGGCAGGTTCAAAGATAGATTAGAAATAAACTTATTTCTTTTTTCATTTGAAATGAGAAATTTTATTTCATCCTGGTATGATGTTCTTTTATTCTGATTGCATATATCATGGTCGTATTGGAGACTTATACATTCTATTTTAACTTTAGATAATAAGTCTTTGTCTATCAATTTCTTGGTGCTGGTGACATTAAATACAGGACCAAATAAACCCTCAATAACTAGCTTATGTGTCTTTGTACCATCTAAAGTACCAGTTGTTCCTATTCTACGATGTGCATTTTTTAATTTAGTCATCAAAGCTACCAAAGATTTAGATTTAAACAAATGACATTCATCACCGAAAACAATAGAGAAGTCATCGAAATATTCATTAGGCATATTATACAAACTTTGCCAAGTAGATACAACTATTTTTTTGCTAGATTTTTTCTCTTGTCCCGAAAATATCATATGAACATTTTCATCTACACTCCATTTATCTTGAGTGTATTGAACAAAATCATCCACTAATTGTCTTACTAGACCAACAGTGGGAACTACTATAAGTATCTTTTCATTTTTGCTTATCTTGTTTAGATAATATCTCATTATAAGATAAATGATTAACGACTTTCCACTACCAGTCGGGGAAAGCAATAAGGCACGATTTTTTCTAATAGAATGATAACATGCTGTTAATTGATGTGGATGTGGAGTTAGTTTTAAATTCAAAGAATTAACAAACTCATTAAACTCTTCTGGAGTTTCTATATCACTGTCAAGAAGATTTAAATTCTCACTATCTACAGAGAATGTATATTTTCTATCTTTGGCAAATTTTTCTACGTACTTCAATAAACCGGCATATATTGTATGACCATACAAATTAAATAGTCGTATCTGACCGTCCCATATCTTTCTTTTGTATGCCGGTGTATATTGATAATTGGGCACATAAAAAGTAAAGTATTGACTTAACTCCTTTGCTATCGATCTCTCGCAGTCTATGATTAGATCTACCGCATCTTTTTGTCTTACAGTAACATCCACATTATATACCCTGAGTAAACTTTATCCATTCTATTGCGGATTTTATATTCCATTGCCTAGAATTTATAATTTTTATCACTTCCTCCAAATAATCAACAATAGATTTTTGTAGTGATATTTTAGCCTGCATTCTCTGTAAATCACGATCCGAATCTAAAAACATGGGTATGTCGGTTTTGAGAATAGAGTATTCGAATGGTTCCCATTCAAACCTTTTTAAATCATCCTCGCCCATTTTTCCTGTATAGTATAACCATTTATTTCTTTTCAATTCTTTTTCACAGAAATATAGTTTTTCTAATTCTAATTTAGAATCTTCAAGTAAAATTAAATACTTATTATGCAATTGTGGTGTTTTTAATGATTCTGTGTGTAGATCTTCTTGATTTATTTGTACATCAATTTTCACTGTTTCTCTAAGCTTTTCTATGTTCATTATATATCAGATCCCTCAGTTTCTGCTTCAATTGGTTCTAGTGTGTAATAGGAATAACGAAACGTAACTGCAGACTGCATAGCAATAGTATCTGCTGCACTTGTGGTAAAAGAAAATCCTGTTAGTGATATAGGAAACATATTGTTGAATTTAAATTTCCATTTAGGTTGGTATGCACTATTCATAATTTCCAAATAACCAGTAGAAGTAGATTGATAGCAATTAGCGTATAGATCTGGGAGATTAGTATCACCATCTTGGCCTGTTTTATTTAATGGACCTAAACGTACAAGCCATTCATATATGTCTCTCCAAGAAGTCATATTCTCATCCACCAAAAACCCAACAGTCAAATCTTCATAAATGAATTTTCCAGTTGCTGTTGGCACATTAACACCAAAAGAAGTTGCTAATTCTGCACTAATAAATTCTATGGATGGAACATTAACAGAAATTGCATATTCTGCTAGATTTGGCACTCCTCCTACACCAGAAGGCGCACCATTCTCGTTAGGAAAACTAGAAAATCTAAATTGATTTCCGGTTAAAAGATTGCGAGTATTTTCTGTTGTAACATGTGGTCTTGTCATATTATTATTTATAATAAAAAAAGGAGCACCCCGAAGGATGCTCCCTTTTTATGGGTTTGTATTAGGATCATACACCGTCGAAGGTAGAACCACCCATACCGTGAAGGTTCTTGACTGCGAAGATTCGATAGTACTGGTTTCCACCAACTGTATCGAGGTCGGTGTTGTTTGCAAATGGGTTTGCAACCAATCCATATCGAGTCTTGAATCCGATCTTGGGCTGGAAGGTATCAGTCGATACCGCACGGACCATCTGTAGTGGTACGTATGGACAGTAGAAGAAACCGGCGTCATATGGGTTAGTTCCCTTATATCCGACAGTTACGTAGTCGCCGTATGCGTTACCGGTGTTAGTACCAGTTGCATATGGATCGACGTAAACCTTAAACTTACCGTTTAGAGTACCAACAAAGGTGTTACCGGTGTCATCAACTTCTAGGTTGACGTTAAGTGCGGGTGAGATGTTAAGGAAGCCACCCATTGCGAGAGCACTTGCAACATCTGAGGTGCAGACGATGAAGTTACCCTTACCACGACGAGTTTCCTTAGCAATCTGGTTTGCTTCACGTTCGATCTGGAACATGAGACCGCGGAATCTTTCTGCACTCCATCTACCGTCAGAATCTGCGAAGAGATCATAAACACCAGTAGATCTGTTGTAGATGTCTGCTTGCTGACAACCAAGTTTAGCAACGTGGTAAACAGTACGAACCATTTCTCGGTTGATTTCGCTAAGAATTTCGGTAGAGAGAATGTTAGCGAGTTCAGTCTCAGCGTCTAGACCGTGGACAGCCTTGAGGTCCTGAGCAAGCTCGGTGCTGTATTCAGCCTTGAGTGCTCTAGTCTTAGCTTCAACAGCAACTCGTTCGATATCGAATGCCATCTGCTTGAAGTTAAGAGTAGCAGAGTCACTACCTAATGCTTCAGCAGAAGCACCGCCCATACCTCTCCAATCTGCCGCAACGTAACCATTACCGTTGGAGAATGCGGTTCTTGCAGCGGACGTGTCGAATGGTGCAGCAGAAAGTCCACCATTCATAGCAGCGTCACCATTGTTCTGAGTAGCACCACCAAATGGTATGGCTTCCTGGAACAGTGCTTCCGTACCACCCTGACTTTGGTACTTGCTCTTGAGAGCAAAGATCAAGCCAGTAGGAGCGGTCATGGGCTGAACACCGCAGAGATCATATGCCATTAAGTTTGGCATAGCACGACGGACGAGGCTGATTAGAATTGGATCATAACCAGCAAGGGCGCCTGCAGAACCAACCTGGTCATCAGCAAAGTTGCCGCCCATTTTGTTGAGAGGAGCAGCTTCGTTAATGGCCTGCTGTCTCATAGCGTTCTGCTGGTTCTCTAGGAGAACTGCAGTACACTTTTTCTTGTGATAATCGCCAATTTGTTCCAATGAGCCATGCTCAAGAAGTGGGTTCCACTTCTCAACTAATGAGTCATATGGAGTTGTATCTTCGTTAAGAGTTTCGTACATTTTAGTTATTCCTCCTTCAGGAATTATTTCTATTTTGGAATCCAATTGCTCTAGTATAAGCTTCCATCATTGGATCCATTCCGGATTGATGTGTAGTTTCTGTTAAATCGCTATATGAAGAAGATACTTCTTCATTGATTTCTTGTGTTTTAGAATTCATAAATGATTCTTTGATAATCTTTAGCTTACGATCATACTGCTCTACAGATTCAAAATCTACATTTTCTACTAATTCTGCAAATCTTTCGATCTGAGTATCAGTGAGATCATATGCATTAGAATTGAAAATATTGTACTTTGCATTTTCTGCTAGTTCGTTTACTAGTTCTACATTATTTTCAATTTGTTCATTTAGTTGAGACTCCAATTCATCCTTAGATTTAATTAGATTCTCAACAATATCAACCTTTTCTTCTGGCATAGTAATGTAATGAGACTCGAAGAGATCCTTTAAACCACCAAGAAGTGATTCTGCAATGTCAGATTTAATACCTCTTTCGATTGCAAGGTCATTTTCTTCAGTCCATTCCTTGACAACATATGCAAGAAATTCATCGAGCTTTTCTGCCATTTCTTCCGAAATATCAGTAACTTTTTCGGTAAGCGCGGCAGTAAAAGTATTCTGCATTGCTGCCTCGATGTGGTTGATTCTATCAGTCAGTGCAGTTTCAAAGATAGTAACTAACTTATCCATGAACTCTTCTGAGAGACCATCACCGTCAAGAAGTTCTGCAAGATATTCTGCAGTGGTAATTTCTTCTTCTGCGGTATCTTCTTTTACTTCTTCTTCTTCATCTTGTGGTGCAACACCAGCGGGAGAACCAACAGCATCAGAAGGTTTTGCTGCAATACTAGCTGCATTTACTTCATTTCCAGTGGCAACAGGTTGGGGGATACCTGCAGTCTTAACACCCCCACCAACTGATGGGACTGAGTATAGGTTAGGATCATCGAATCCGGGAGAATCCAATGTCTTTGCTGCTTCTGTGGCTTCTCTGAAAGATTGAAGACCATTTTTAATAGCCTCATTCATTTGTTTTTCCTTTGTTGTTTGTGTATCCATCAATTTACTCCTTGATGCTGTAGCTTGTAATATTTATAATTTTTAAAAATTCTATCCTTAACGGGTGTATACCTGAATCAAATCCTTTTTAGGAAATCTTCGAACAGATTAGTGAATTTTTGTTTCATCTGTCTAGATGAAGTTCTCTGAATTTCTTTTTGGTATTCACTGATATATTTTTCTTTTAATATCCCGTTTTCCCAAATCCACTCTTTACCTTCCATAATACCATCTACAAAAGCATCTGGTGCGGAAGGATCTGCTACAATATCAACTGCTGCTAACATAAAATCAGGCTGAACCTGATTTACTCCATTTACTTCTTTTAATGAACCCATACCTCTAGTAGATACTCCTAATCTTGCACCTTCATCCATAAGACTCTGTACAATTTTACCCATCGGAGTATCCATAATTTTTGCTTTACCGGTAAAGTTATTACCGTCTGTATTTAATTCTTTTACTAAATGAGAAACCCTGTCTAGATTTACGGTAGGTCCTTGTGGATGATTGAGTTCACCGAAAGCTCGGTTCTTTTCAACGAAATCTTTAGTATAAGATTCTACTTTAGGTTCAAGAACAGGCATTGGGTATATTCTACCATTCCTGTTCTTTTGTTCTGCTTGCATAAAGATACCAGAAATGAAATATCCTGGCTTCTTTCCATCATCAGATCTTTCGATGATGAATTCAACATCTTCATTCATTTCTGTTATAAGTTTCATGCATATCCTTCCGTTCCCGTGGCTCTTAGTTCTGTATTACCCTCTTCTTCGTCACCGACTCTGGGTGCTTTTCTCTTGGAAAGATCACCAGGTTCGTCTTTACCTGCACCACCAGGTCTGAGGGTGTCCTGTGCCGGAGTTCTATCTTCGTTGGTCTTCTTTTTCTTCTTTTTGTCTTCTTCTTTATCATCAAGAGCCTTTGTCATAGACTCTTCTTCGTCGCCATCATCGTCAAAATCCAGGAAGTCTGGCTTCTTCTTTTTCTTTTTTGCTTCGACTAAAGACGGGGCCAACTCCATATATTTTTCTTGAAGTTGTTCTCCTAATTTGGAGTAAAGAAGTTCTTCGATTTCTTTTTTTGCCCCTATTAGATTTTCGTCTAATAGATGCTTGATTACGTTATTTGTACTCATTTTAGTCCTCTTCTAGAATAAAGGGTTATTGTATTTATGTATAAATGCTACTAATTAACGGTATACTATTGTTGAGCCTGTTGTGGTAACATCATCTGATCTGCTTGCATTTGTTGTATATCCATTAAGCTTTGTTCTGCTCCATTTTCAATATCAATTTGTTTTATTTCTTCTTCACTTTGTTTTAGTATATGCTTACGAGCATAATTAGTGGAAAAATATTTACCGATATATGGTTCTACCTGAGCAAGAAGTGCAATTCTTTCCTTTAATATTTCCGTCTCTCTCATCTCGGAGAAATAGGAATCTTCATTAAAGGTAAAGGTTATATTTTGTTGTATTCTATCCCAATCTTCTTGGGTCATAATACCCTTGAGTAGAACTTGTTTTCTTAAAACATCAGTTAAAAGACTAGAGAATTTAAATCTTAATCTCTGAACAAATTTATAGAATTTAACTTCATCTCTTGTGATCTCTGCAGATCTGCCCATATTAAAACCATTCTGGGTTTCTAATCTAGAAAGAGGAACGTTTAAAGCTCTGTATAATTTTCTCTGTAAGTATTCAACATCAGTCATTTCGCCTAAGTTTTGTCCACCCTGAAGGGTACTAATCTCAGTTCCTCTACCACCTTCTCGTCTGGGGAGCCAAAAATCTTCTAACATATGAAGATGATTTCTATCGTCTCTAACCTCACCAGTAGTCTGATTATAGATTAATTTATTTCTATAACGATTCATCAATTCTTTTAGATATTGCTCTGCTTTTTGTTTTGGTAGATTACCAACATCAATATAAAATATTCTTCTCTCTGGTGCTCTTGATATTCTATAAATTACAACCGCATCTTCAATTTGTCTGAGCATATTTACTGGACGAATTGCTTTTTGTAGATATCCAACAACCTTTTTAGTTCCAGTATCTACTATACCACTGTGAACATATGCAATCGAATCTGGTTGGATTTTTAATCCGGCTGAGCCGGTATAGTAAGTATTTTTCTTATCAGTTTCTGTATATACAAAAAACTCTTCTATATCACTAATAATAGGAACTGCATGAATTCCCTTTGCATATGATTTTTTATTGACTGATCTTACTTTTTTTATCTTTGCTGGATCTACAGGTCTTAATTCTTTTACACCCGCTCTTGGATTTTCTGTATCTATTATTATGTGATAATATAATCTTCCGTCGATATACCATCTTCTAAAAATTTCATATGCTTTATTTGGCATATCAAGTAAATGTAGAACTTTATCATATTCTCTTTGAACTTTGAATTTTATATTTTCTGATAGATCGGTATTCTCTAGTGAGAGTTTGATTGGTTTTCTATCAGTTCCCATTATAATTGAGTCGTTTACAATATCCTCAATTGCCATATCAACTTCAGGATATAGTGCGAGATTTCTATAAGTTGCTATAAATTGATTTTCGTTATGAACACCACCACTAAAATCTGCATATGTGCCCATAAACCCGCCGGTTTGGACTGTTTGCGCACCATCATATTCATCAGGAGAGACGAAAGATTCCTCCCTGACGTTTTGTTCTATCTCTTCTTCTTTAGGTTTTCTACCTATGGAGAAACCAAATAAATCTACAGGCATAATTTAAAATCCTTTATATTCCGCCATCTTCACCGGGCGATTCAATTGTGAAATACTCATACTCTACCGAACACGAAAATTGAACAAGCGAGTCCATGACACCTGCTGCTAAATCTATCGGACCAACGAGAGTCGGCCAACAATTGTGCAACTTTACTTGTTTTATCTCAGTACCATTTAGATCATAATGATGAATCGTCCAATCTGCAACGTAATCACCGCCGTCATTGCCGTTGTCTGGAGACCAGTTTGTTTCATTTGACTTATGTTCATTTATTGCATTGCTCCATGCATGAAGAGCGTCCCATGCTGTGGTCGAATCACCATCAGCGGGGGTTGGTTGATCGTAAACCGTAAATGTCCAAGTAGAGTATGGTCTGTCTCCGGGTATTTTTAAAATTCTTCCTCGGAATGGAACCGGAATAGCAGGTAGCTCTGCTGCAGGCAAACTTGCGGCAGAAACTTCTGCCTCAAGGTCGTGACTACTAGGGCTTGGAATATTCATACTAACAGTATACCTATTGGCTCTTGTTCCAACACCAACCCTGTCCTTAAAATCATTTAATGTTAAGAATTGATCTGCCATTTTTATCCTATCCTAGAGAGTTTAAATCATCTACGTTAGTGAAAGTTAATTTAACCCGTTCTACACTATTTATAGGTTTAACATAAACATCTGCAACAAAACTACCAGAATTTATTATTGCATCTGAGTTATTAGACTTATCGCATACAATTGTATAATCACTAATTCCTTGTCTTGTCTTCACACTTTCCAGTAAAGAAGATACTCTATTTATGAAGGATTGTCTAAGAGCTGAATTATTAATTTCAAACAGAGTAGCTCTTGCTATTGCACCAATTTCTTTTTCTAAGTAGATGAATAGTTTTGTAATATTAATTTTCTGAGCAGCTCCTGTTTTATCACCAAACAAAACATGACCTTGATTATGGAAGTATAATACTGGGTTAACTCCATTATCATAAAGAGTATCTGCTTCTGCTGCAGTCAATGGATTGGGTAGTCTGAATACATCTAAAATTCTTCCTCTATTAAAACCTGCAGGAGAATACCAAGGATGTGCTACTCTATATGTTCTTGCCATACAACCGGCCAAATCTGAAGTCAAGGGTACTGTTATAAAACCTTTAATGGACTCCGATTCTTCGTTGCTGCCTAGGGGAATTATTTGCTTAGTTCCATAAACAAAAGTATGATATTTGTTTCCGCTAGAACTTCCAGTCTTGGAGGTTATGCTTCTGCAAATCATAATATCACTAGACCTGTTAGTTAGAATTGTCGCCAAAGCACTATCATTTGCACCATCACCGTCAAAAGCAACATTCATGGGTGTTTGATTTGTTGTAAATGGTGGAGAACTGGTTAGTCCTATTTCTGCTCCACCACCATATTTAAGATAGCTATGAACAGTAAACCAAGCAGTTTTCCATTCTCCGGTTGCACCAAGAGGCCATCTCACCTGATCTGCAGTTTTACCAGATGCTCCTGCGACTCCATGTGTTGTTGGGTATAAAGCACCATTAGGACCAAAACCCTCAAAGGTATATCCTGCACTGTTTCCCGTGTTTAAATTTAATCTCGCCCACCATTCATCTACTGACCTGATTGACATGTAACTATTACCCACTTCAGTGGTAGTGCCACAGGCATTAATTAAAGTCATTCCAGAAAGTAAAATTCCGGCTGTAAATGCAGAACTGGGTTCTGCAGTATCTCGTAAAAAGGTATTTTCGCTTATAGTTACCGTTACTGAAGAAGTGGCCATATTATTCTCCTAAATATCCTATTGTATTTAGAAAAATGACTAATTCATATTATCTTCCACCTTTTCCCATCCATCATTACCCTCATCAATATCATCATGTGTTGATATAAGACCGAATGGTAGGATCTCCTCTTCTAGTCTTGATATTTCTTCACCATAGACATCAACTCGCACATCTCTTTCTGTGAGGTTCTTAAAGTAATCCTGTCTAGTCAACCAACCAAACAGCACTAGACACATCGCTAGATCGTCATTATGACCGTCATCTGCTTCAAAAGACTGTCCTTTAGCAACAAATGTATACAATTCATTGATAATTTCCATATCTCGTATTATCAATTTATCATTCTCTACCAAACTTTTTACAACAGAACAACCAAGCTTTTTGACTGGAATTGTAGTTCTGACACCTTTTTGCATTCCAGCACCACCAAATCCAGAACTAATTATTTGTCCAGATCTTCCTTTATAAACCGTAGAAGCAATATTATCATATTCCAAGTCTTCTGCCAATACGTCGGCAACTTGACCACCAATGTCATTAGTTTCAATTAGAACGTATGCGTCGTTGTATTTTTGTGCAGTTGTGTTTATTACAGTAGGAAATACCATAGGAGATATTATGTTATTTCTAAATTTTGCAACTATTTTGTATGGAGGTTCTGTTATATCAATAATAATAAACGCACTATAATCTTTACCCTGGCCGCGAGCGACATCAACAGTCATTATATAATTATGATCTTCCTTTACCTCCTCGTATAAGGTAAATCCATCTGGTGTTTTTGACTTTGGTGTGTCCCATGCAAGAGCATGTAATTTAGAGGACGATATTAGTGTGTTAGTAGATCCAATGAAATCACATTCAAACTCTGTCTGAAACTGCTGCTCACTAGTATTCTTTATTTGTTGAGATTTCCATTCCTGGTCTCTGTATGGACCTCCTGGGTATAGAGGTATCTGGGACCAATGAACCTCAAACGGAATGTATTCATTTTTTCCCTCTTCTCCTTGCTGTCTGTTGGCATTTTTCCAGAAATAATAAAAAAGATTCAAACCATTCGGTGTTGATACCATAAGAACTTTAGTTGTTTGTCCGGATGTGATTGTAGGATAAACGGAACTAAAGAATTCCTCTGCTATATTATTTGGTACGTGAGCAAATTCGTCCAAGAAGATAAGGTTGAAAGATCCACCACGAATAGCAGATGCGGAAGTAGAGGAGGCTATAATCTTGGAACCATTTTCCAACTCTATAGAACCTTTATTCCATTCTATAATTCCTTGCTGCAACCATAGAGGTAAATATTCGTATGCCATTTTAAGTCTACTCAAAATTTCTCTTGCAGTTGCTTGCTTATTTGCAAGAATTGCAACATTCATATTTTGATTAAACAAAACATAATGAAGAATGTATGATACTATGGTAGTAGACTTACCGCTCTGTCTCGGTAATTTTGCTATAATAAATCTATTACCATGAATAGTATTCACAAGATCTTCTTGGTATGAATACAAATCAAAGGGAACTAGTCCCTTATCCAAAGAAACAACCTTTACATATTCTCTTATGAAATAATCTGGATTTTTCGCACACTTTACGTATTCAGAAACTTGCTCTTTTGTAAATTCTAATTCAATTCCAGCCGCTTTTAGGTTCGCATTTCCTAAATACCCATCAAGTTTTCTTGAACTCATTTTATACTTTCTTTATATTTTTTGAAGTGCTTCTTTCTGGATTAATTAAATCCTGCAACTCACTAGTAGATCCCACATATATTGTATTGTTCGTAGTATTCTTTTGTGTTAAATTTAAATTATCTTCTTTTATTGATTTCATTTCTTTATGAACATGCAATACATCCTTGTTCATATCAGAAACAGTTTTTAATAATTGAGATACTACTTCATATGCTCTAGGAGCATCTCCTGCATCTGCAACCTGTAAAATTCCATCAACCGCACTTTTACCTTTCTCTATTAGTTCATATAAATTTTTTCTCACTGTAACATAATCTTTATCTACTTTATCTTCACCAGAAGAAATAATAGGAGTCTCTGAAGAAGCTTTTATAGGTAAATGTGCCTCAAATGAGGTATTTAAACTTTCACTCAATTTATCATATTGATCATTCTGATTCTTCATAATAAACCTTTCCTGCGACATAACCCATTGTTCCTCCACTAGGTCCAGTTGCTCCAGTAGAACCAGTTGTTCCCGTTGCACCTACTAGTCTAACAAAAGAACTATTGGTGATATCAAACTCATCACCCAATACTTGTCGTTCATTTACTGTAGAACTAAGAGTTATTGGAGATGTTTCGACTTTTGGATATAATCTAGTTTTCGCTGTAAATTGTAAACTAGATGCCAAAAGTCTACGTTCCATAAAGTTACCTTCATATATTTCCTGTATCGCTGTGGAATTTAAAACAATAGGAACATCTACTTTTGTATCCAAATCATTTAATTTTAAAGTAACTATAAATTCCGGAGCAAAATAAGGAAGTATTTGCTCTATAATTTGTAAATTATCGTCCATAGTTCTGGTATACAAATACAAAGAAAATCCAATATTATAAGGAACCTCCATAAAAATATCTTTAGAATTTTCGCCAGCAACTTGCTCATATCTTTTGTTAAGTTTATTAAGATGTCTTGCAGGATCGTAGTCAATAGACGCTATTTCAAATGATAACCGAGGAAGGGTCAATTGCACCTTTGTAGTATCTGTGATACCACTCTCTTCTTCTAGTCTTCTAATATACTTTTCTTTTGGTCCATATCCGATAGGAACTCTTATTCTAGATTGTTCAACATCAGATGAATTTTTCCTAGAGACGTAAATATTATTGAATAGAGAACCAAAGGCAATTACAACCTTTCTGATAGATTCATTGTCGTAATAATTAAACATTAATAATTACCTTCCGAGAATGGATCTATATCAGTAAAATCGAAAATACCATCTTCACGTCCGAGCTTCTCTATATCGATATTATCGAGAAGATCTGTATCATATATTGGACCTGCAGGGAGAACAATATCTTGTCTAACAACACTAGAAATCTGAGATTTCACTCCAGTACTAGCTCCAATAAAGTATTCATTTTCCGTTAAATCAAACGTACCAGATTGATCCCCAACCAACAATACATTAGCGTCATTTAATTGGTTCCAAGAATAAACTTTACCCGTACCAGTGGCATCTGCAAGATTGCTAGTTCCATCACCATCAACGACATGATATATGGTTTCTCCTATCTGGTATCCCAACTGATCATCAGTAGTATCTGTTACATTTTTCATTACAAGTTCAAAGCCAGTGTTAGTATGAGCTGCAGTTACACCGTCTATGAATGATTCTTCTGTATCGAAATCTTCGTATGAGTAAGTAAAGGCTTCACAGGAAAGAACGTAAGTATATAACCTACCCAATGGATAAAACGGATTTTCATGTTCAACAAAATTAATTTCGAACATAGTTTTGCTGTCAGGGAAGAAGATCAAATCTCCTTCCGTTGGACGAGAAACTCCGGCATCTTGTCTTGTAATTAAATTGGAAAATCTTCGTCTAGAAACGACCAATTCAACTCTATCTTTTATTTCTATTCCAAATTTAGATATGATATCACCCTGTCCCTCAAAACCACCAACAGAATTGACATACATTTCTATCTTATAAGAATCACTGAACTTTGATATAGTATCTTCACCAAATAAATTGTCTTTATTGACTAGTTCTCTGGGAATGTAATAGACTTCCCTACCCATAGAACGAATAGTTTCTTCGGTGAGATCCTCTACTAATCTTTGTTCACTACTGCTATCAAAAAAATATGGATTTTTTGCCATAACTTTATCCCGTCATAAAATCTACTGGGAGTTCGTATTCAGATCTAACCTCTAATTCTATTCTGTCTATCTCTGCCTGAGCTTCTTGCATTATTTGACCACCTCTAAGTACAACCCCACCAGGCATCTGAACTCCATCATATTTGGATAAATTTGATCCCCACTGTCGTTTTATAAGAGCTGTCAAATACTTCTTGAGTAAACGATCATTATATATTTCGGTAAACGTAGTAGGATTTAATTTAACATATGCTTCCACTACTAAATAATCATCCTCAGAAATTTCAGTCCATTTCATATCTAAGTGTAATCTATTAGTTACTTTACTAAATCTCACTGCTTTTTCTGGCTGAAAGAAGTCTTCAATAAGATTGATGTATCTTTTGGTGGAGTCATAGGACGCTAGTCCCTGAGATACTGCTGCATTGAGTCCTCTGTTTATTCCAAAATAATCAGACAATGCGAGTTGATATCGTATATCAAACATGTTTATGTTAGAAAATTGTCCGAACTGAAATACCTTTACTACGCTCACAATGTCCTTGCCAGTTGGAGCATCACCAGTCGGACCATTTACCGGACCAAACTCATCAGTCTTGAGAAATTTGTTTTCTTTGTCGGTTGCAGTTACTTTATGTGCAAAGAAAGCTCTCTCAACCCCATCAAAATGTCTCTCTGAAAATAACTGAAGTGCGTCATCCAAACGATCCTCGGCTTGTGAATAATCTACATTAATTTCAATTACGGGAGCACCGAGACGTTTAAAACAATAATCAATTAGACTGTCTTTTGAATATGGTATTGCCATAACATCCTCCTGTATATGTATGGCTATATTCTATTCAATCTTTGTCTTCTACTTCTTTTTTAGTTATAGGAGTCTTTTCTTCTTTTTTATTCAGTCTTTCTTTCACATCATCCGGCATTTCTAAAATAGAAACTGATACGAGTTTTATATCATCATCACTCATATTTTCTATGTAAGATTTTCTTGTGGGAATATCATCAAATGAATCTTCATCACTTTCGATGTAAGTAGAAAATCCTGGCATTTTTAGAGGACATGCAACTTTAGGATAATCCAATTTACTATATTCTTCCCCATCTGCCAATAACCAGGTAGCTTTTCTATCTCCACAACCACATCCACCACAATAGAATTTATCATGTTTTACCTTACTACGTTCTAAGTGTTCGCATGGAGGCAATTCACCACCAGAGTGTTCATTACCAAAACAACTCAGAACTCTAAGTTGTTTGGTAAATTTATCGGTTTTTTTGTTTGTTAATCCTCTAGATACAATCGATGTAGCATAGCTTTTAATCATTCCAACTTTCTTCTTCAAACTCATTATTCACTCCATTATAAATCTAAATTATGATCAGCATCTGCGACGTAATGTACGTAAATGCTATCTAATACAGCTCTACCAGAATTCATATAAAATGCTATACCAGTAGTGCTAGTTGTCAATATTAAAGTATCTTCCCCAGTAATAGAAGTTCTAAGTGTATTGTTATACCCATAAGTACCTGATGTCAATCTCATGTCTCTCTGCGCACTCCTATTGTATGCATCAGAAGCAGTACCACTCTGTGGTGAATAGAAAGTAACAGTAGGAGTTTTTCTCATTACAGTAGTGAAGTCATAATAAAATTCGTAGTCAGGTATTACTGTAAATCTTACTGATGTCATATCGGGAACATTTGCACTAGGTCCAGCCATAGTCATCATAGTGGATGTGCCAGCACCTTTATCTAAGGCGTATGTTTTTTGATAATATCTCGAACATTTCTCTCTCTCTTCTTCCAAACCTACCTTTTCTCTGAAAGGAGAGTTTTCTAATGTTCCTCCCTGAGTCGTAAAAACTCTAAAGTTTGCAATATCTAAAGTAGTTCCTGTACTAAATCCTCCAACATCTACTCCAACTGCAACAAATCCATCATCTGTAAGATCAATTCCAGTATTACCAGAAGAACCGACTGCATGTGTTGCAAAGAAGGAGTTCCATCCTCCATGATCCTGTCCGCCAGTAAACCCTTCAACTGTAACATTAGCTAAGTTTTCAGTAATTGTAATATTTCCTGCAGCACCACTTGTCGCTTGAGTCAAAGTTAAAATAGAACCATCTCTTGATGTTGTAATCTTTCCATTGTGGTTTTCTGCTCTAGCTATGGCAAGTGCTAGGTTTGCAGCACCAGTGGCACCACCACCCACACCAGCAGCAGTAAACCCTGCCGTATTTCCGGATGCTCCTGCACCCACTTCATAGGAAATACCCTCCCCATCTGTAGATGTA